ATGAAACGTATAATAATTCATTGGACGGCAGGAAATTACTATCCGACAGAGTATGAAAAACAGCATTATCATTTTTTGGTAGACGGAAACGGATGCGTGCATGAAGGAAAATTCAAGCCGGCTGATAATGAAAATTGTAAAATTGGCAGATATGCTGCTCATACGGGAGGCGGAAATACCGGCTCTATAGGTGTAGCTATGTGCGCAATGGCAGGGTTTAAAAATGCAAAAAATGTTGGGAAATATCCTATCAAAAAAGTTCAGTTTGAAAAATGCATGGAGTTGTGTGCACAAATAGTTAAAAAATATAGTTTACAAGTAAATGCGCATACAGTAATGACTCATTATGAATTTGGTCTGAAAAACCCTAATACGTCAAGTGCCGGAAAAATAGATATAATTTACATCCCACCATATTCTTGGGTATCCAAAGATGAGGCAGGAAGTTTTATCAGAACAAAAGTAAAGTGGTATTTGAATAAAATTTCTTAAATAAATTTAAAAGGAGAAAATTATGGAAGTGTCTTATTACAATTTGTCAGGCGGTATTAATCAAGCGCTGACAAAGACTGAGCTTGGTATTGATACGAAAAAAGTTTACTGGTCAGATGCTGAAAATATCGAAATTTTACAAAACAGAGGAATTGTCAGACAAAACGGCAATTCCTTATTTATGAATTTGGAAGAAGAAATAACAGGTTTGGCAGAACTTGATGCGTATGATTGTTACAAAATGATTATAACAACAGTTTCAGGAAAAATATATATTTATGATAATTCAACATTCCAAACTACTCTGATTGGAAAAACACTTTTAGGTATTAAACCGGTATTTTTAAATTTTTTGAACGGCATACTTGTGATGAGTGAATCTGACGGATTATTTTATATAAAAAATAATGAAAATTATGATGTTGTAGAATGCGGACTCAGAGACTTAAATAACAATATTATAACAGATGCTATCATGTCTGTATATAAGGGTAGGGTTTGGGTTGCCAAAGATGCAACAATTTATTATTCGGCACTTGGCAGATATGATGATTTTACAACTGATAATGATGCTGGTTATATTAATGAATTTCATACAGATACCGGTTATATCACTGCTTTAAAACCTTATAAAGATTATCTTGCAATTTATAAGAAAAATGCTGTGTATCTTTTGACAGGAACATCACCTGAAGATTTTACAATTGTTCCGTTTGCGGATATCGGTTCGTATAGTGCAAATTCTGTTGTTAATATAGAGAATAAACAGTATTTTTTGAGTAACGGAATATTTGCATTGGAACAAGTCGGGGAATTAAATCAGATACAATTAGGTGCTGAAATTTCTCAAAAAATAAAACGGGAATTTTCATATTTTGAAAAATTAAATGAAACGTTAGCTCTGCATTATGAAAAGAAGAATCAAGTATGGTATTTTTTCAGATATGTAGGAGATAATTTTTATCATACAATTTGGATAAATGACTATGTTAATAAGGCGTGGTACAAAAGAAAAATTCCGCAAGACATAGTAAAAGCTTGCGTATTTAATGGATATATTTATACTGCTGATGCTAATGGGAAAATATATAAAGAAGATTTTGGAATAACATTTAACGGTTTGCCTATAGAATTTGTTTGGAAAACTCCGTTTTTTTCAATAAACGCTCCTCATCACAGAAAAATAATTGATGAATTCTATTTTTTACTTGATACTGAATATGATAACAATTTTAATTTTTCCGTATACAAGGATTATGACAGCGAAAATTCTGATGATTCCGAAGTTATATATTCTGTCCATCCAGACATTATGATTTGGGCTGATAGTAATACAAAAGATTCACTTCCCTGCCATTGGGCTGAAGAAAACAGTTCTGTTCCTGTTTGGGCTATCAGCAGGGATAGTATGGAAAAAGCCGAAATATCCGAATCAAATTATGCAATACAGCTATGTGTAAAGGGTACGGAAATAAATCAATCCTGCGCAATTATCGGGCTGCAGTTTAGAGAAATTTATAATGATGACTAAATTATCGTAAACACCACTCATTTAAATATACAAAACATAAAAAGAAAGGAAATTACAAAAATGACTGAATCTACAAACGCTTATTCTGCCTTTATTCCTGAAATTTGGAGTCAGAAATTAAACAATATGCTGGAAAAAGAATGTGTTATGCTCCAGTGTGTAAACAGAAATTGGGAAGGTGAAATTAAAAATCAAGGCGATAAAGTAAAAATTATTACACCGGCTGATGTCACAATTTCGACACTCGGTTCGGAAAATATTACATATAGTGAATTAAATCCTACATCACAGGATTTGGTTATTGATCAAAAGAAATTCTTTGCTTTTAAAATTAACGATGTAGCAGCAGTACAGGCAAATACTGATATTATGGAAGCTCATCTTAAAAATGCAAGAAAAGCTATTGAAGAAGTTCAGGATGCTTATCTTTTGTCACAACACTCAAATGTTGCAGCTGCGAACATTGTTGGAACAGATGCATCTCCTGTTACTCTTGACAAAACAACTATTTACTCAAAATTTGTTCAATTAGCGTTATGTTTGAAAAATTCAAATGCTGTATCTGCAAATGTTCGTCCTTGGGTAGTTATTAACCCTACAATTGAATCTTATTTGCTTCAAAGTACAGAATTTATCGGTGCGCATAATGTTGCTGACGAAACTCTTAGAGAAGGTGCAATCGGCAGAATCGCAGGCATGGATGTTCTTGTTAGTACAAATTTGACTGCTGTCGGCGGTAAATATTATGTTCTTGCCGGTACTAATGATGCTATTACGTTTGCTTCTCAGTTAGCTAAAATCGAAAGTCTGAGAGATAAAGACAGTTTCTCAGATTTAGTCAGAGGCTTATATTTGTATGGTGCTAAAACGGTTCAGCCTAATGCTTTGGCAAAAATGGTTGTTAGCGCATCATAATTAATTGTTTTAGAGCTTCAGGAATAAATACCTGAAGCTCAAAAGACAATTCAGGAGAAATTTATGCTGAAAAATTTAAAAGTAAAAATTAAAGAACTTGCAAAATCTGCTGTAGTTATTGCCGAAAAAGAACTTGGCAGTAATACAGGAAAGCAAAAAAAGCAAATGGCAATCGAATATGTGTTAGAGCATGTTCCGGTGCCAATTTTTATAAAACCGTTTATATCATTGCTTTTATCTTCATTTATAGATGATGCAATAGAGTTTGCGGTTGAATATATGGAGGTAATATGAACGAATCACAAAATATTTCATCACAAGCCGAAAATCAAAATCAAAATTTTGGAAATGCTGAGGAAATAAAAGAAAAAGCAGCATATGCAATAAGGCAAATTGAAGAACTTGTTCAAAAAGGTGAAATGACAAAAGAACAGGGACTAAATTTAATGAATTTTGTTACTAAAAAGGCGTTTGATAAGTACATAAATTACAGTCAGACACCTGATGAACAAGAAACAAGTTCTACTGTTGCGATGTTGAAAGAGACTCCGGAGTTTTTCAACAGGGACGGACGAATTGATGTCTTTGATTACCTAAAAAGCACAAATATTGGTTTTGATGATGATGAAATCTCAAAGATATCTGCTTTGGTGGAAAAAATTGAAAAATCTGCTATTGACAGATATTTGGGAAAACTTGAGCACGACAAGGCATTGAATGACGAAAACGAAGCCGCAAAGTTGAAGCTGCGTGCAAATGCGCAGAATGCATCTTCTGACGGCAGCACAAACTTGGTCTTTACTCGTGAGCAAATCGGCAAAATGAGTGGTGCGGAATTTGCAAAGCACGAACGTGCAATTATGGAGCAGTTAAAAAAGGGACTCATAAGATAGCAAATTCAATATTAGGAAACAGCCTTATGGCTGTTTCCTTTTAGAAATGAAATATGGAGATAAATATGAATTTTTTAGAACTTATTAATAAATGCTTGGTGGAACTTAATTATAAACAGGTTACGGATTTTTCAGAATTAACAAAAAATGAACATAAAAAATTAATAAATATTTTGAATGTTTTGAATTCTGAAGTTTGTTCTTCAGACAGATGGAGTTTTTTGCAGAGAAAAAAAAGTTTTGTTTTGCCGAAAAATACCGGTGAAGTTGAAAATACTATTAACGGGAAAATAGAAACTTTGTATATTGATGGCGTAAAGTATAATTATTGCGAAGATTTTGAAAAATTTTTTCAAAATTCTCAACCATCAAATACATATAGCTTTTATGATGATAAAATTCTCTTACCTGTATTTAATCAGGATAAGAATGTCGATATTCTCTATTATACAAGCAATTATGCAAAAGACGGTGAAAATAATGAAAAAGCCGTATTGGAAAATTATAATGATATTTCAGTAATTCCTGCATTGTTTGCAGAACCTATTTTAGTATACGGAGCCTGCATGCGTTTAAAAGGCAACCCGCAGCATATAAGGTTTAACTATTGGTTGAGCATGTACAAAGATGCTTTGGCAAATATGCGCTCCCGTATTTCTTGTAGTGCCGATTATGCGCCGGAAGTGAAAATACACAGAAAATAAAGAATTATTATTGATATTATTTTATGCTTTACATTATTTGTTAGAAATATTTAATATCATATTTTATGTTTAAAAGAATATCTATAAGAGCCGATATATAGGCAATGTGTAAAATAGCATTTATGTTTTGAAAAGGCGGCAATAAGATAATTCCCCCAGATAGCTACGTGCTCGGACGCATCTTGAATTATTGGCAACTCAAAACTTTTTATTTCGTTTTATAAATTATTCTAATTTATTTCACTCCATAAAGTTTTTCGTTGGGGCGTGCTGGGTTCGTGCTTCACACTCACACGGCGCACTTGCCAAAATTCGCAAAAAAAACAGGAAGTTTAAAATTCATTTCCCCTCCTGTTAAGATTTACACTAGCCGAAATATAAATAGCATGATTATTATACATTTTTTTTTGAAAAATTTCAAATTATGCGAAAATTTGTAACAAAAAATACACAAAACTATGGAAAAGCTTACTAAACAACAAAAAGATTTTGTAACAGAATATATAAAAACTCTTAATCCTGAATTATCCGCTCAAAAGGCATGCTATAAATCAAAAAATCTTAAAGCTGTTGCAAACGACCTTTTGTCAAAAGATATTATAATTCAGGAAATTAACAAACAAATAAAACAACAAATGACCTCTCTTTCTGTAAATAAAGGCTATGTGATTCAAAAACTGCTTCGCATAGCCGAATTTTCTTTGGAAGAAGAAGAAATTTTGGACAAAGAAGGAAATTGCACAGGCAAGAAAAAACTAAGGGATACTTCTGGTGGTCTGAAGGCTCTCGAAAGTTTGTGCAAGTATCTTGGATTTGGTGCTGAACAGGATGAGCAATATAAACCAGCAAAAATTATTACAATATCGAATTTAGATGATGAAAAGATATAAGGAGAAAATATGAAAAATAAAGAAATTGAAGAAATGTTGATGTCCGGTGCATCTTTAGATGATTTAATCAAAATGAAAATAGAACAAGAATTTATGAATGATATGAAAAAATCCGAAGAAAAATCAGAACTCAAAATTATTACGGATTTAAAAAAAGTTCCAAAGGACAAAATATTTTCAAAAGATGCATTATACAAAATTTTTAACAAAAATACAAAATGCGAAACTTATATTAATGGAGTTCAGGCAGAAGCTCTTACGGGTATACAAAATAATATAAGAGAAAAGTTGTTAAAAGCTGAATTGTCCGCCTTTACGACAGATGATTCGTATGTAAAATTTGTAAAGGTAGTTTTATAGATGCCCAGATTTGTAAATATGTATGAATGTTTTGATTATTTCGATCAGATATTGCTGTTATATTTGAGATATTCAAAGTTTTTGGATGATGACTATGCTTATGACAGTCTGCCCGTAAATATATATTTTGAAAATTTGATAAAAAGGACTTCTCCGTATTTTTTTGTAATAGCAGAGGGTAATGAAGCTGCCGGGTTTGTTTATCTTGATAATTTTACAGGCAACTCTCAAAAACTTCACTGTGCTGAACTTGTTACATGCATTTCAAAAAAATACTGGGGTGAATACACAAAAAAATGTGCAGAGATATTTATACCTTTTTGCTTCAATGTTTTGAATTTGAAGAAAATCAAAACTCTTGTTTATCCTGAAAATTTTCGCACAAAAGCGTTGTTGAAATTTGCGGGTTTTGAAAAAGAAGCATTATTAAAAGGTGAAACTATGAGAAACAATAAAATGCAGGATATAGAAATATATTCCTGCAGAAAGGCGGAAAAATGAAATTTGAAACAGAATTATTAGATCAAAAATTGAATGAAACTGATGAAAAATTTTTGGTTAGTAAAATATCCAATACATATGAAAAATTTAATGATATGCGTAGTTCTCAGCTAGCGGATATTAAGATGGTTCAAAATGCAATTTATAATTCAAGTTTGCCAAGAGCAAACGGTTGGGATAGCAAAATTGAATTACCTGATATATATGAGCTTGCACAAACTTTAAAATCTCACATAAGTCAAAATATGTATTCTCATCCGGATGCTATGTTTGATGTCTCAGGTACTACTCCTCAGACTCAAAGCATGGCAAATCGGCAAAAAGCAATGCTTGTTAATACATTTGAGCAAATGGGAATTGAAACAGAGATAGAAAAAGTTGTTGACAGTATTGTTGAAACAGGTGAAAGTACTTTGTTTGTCGGTTGGGAAACAAAAATAAAATCTGTAAGGCGAGCGCAAACTTTTGAAGAACAAATTAATAATCCAAACCGAAAAGGTTTTGTTGTTGATGATAAAGTTATTTATGACAATGCAAAAATTAAACATATCAAATCTGAAGATTTTGTATTTGATATTTATAACAAAGAAAATTGGGATAAATGTGCAAAAATCTACAAAACATATTCTACTATTGATGAATTGTTTTGTGATAAATCAAATAACTTGTTGAATGATGAAAAATTGGAAGTGCTGAAAGGAGTGGTGGCAAGTAAGAAGAATAAAAATAGCGAAGATGCTTCCGTAAACGGAAATAAGGTAGAAGTTTTGGAATATTGGGGAGATATAGAGTTGTCTGACGGAACGATTTTAAAAAATTGGCTTGTAGTAGTGGCAGCGAGACGTGAAATTATAAGATTTGAAGCTAATCCATTTGTGATAAACCCGTTTATTTATGCAAATATTATTGAATCTCCAACTACGGGCAGAGGTATTTCACCATTACGTGTTGCTTTAATTTTAAATAATTTGGCGTCAACAATTTTGAATAAACAAATTGATGCACTTGCTCTGATGATGAATCCTCCGTATCTTGCGCCAAAAGGGTGCTTTAAAGGTCAGCAGGATGTTCGTCCGGGCAAAATTATTGAATATGATGCTGCTCTTATGCCTCAAGCGCCTATTCCTTTGTCTTTTGATAAAGCTATGGTTGGCTGGGATTTCTTAAATTATTTTAAATCAACGATAGAAAGTGCTACAGGAATTTTCAAAAATATGGCGGGAAATATTCAGGCTGCAGATAGAACTGCGACAGAAATAAATTATTCCGTAAACGGACAGGAAGCACGATTGAATATGATTTTGGATTCAATAAACAGAAAAATTATTGTTCCTATGGTTGAAAAAACTGCTGAAATAATTTCGTATTTTAAATTGGGCAGAGAGCTTATCGGAGTGAATGATCATGGCAAAACTAATTTTATAGAGATTGATGATGAAGTCAGAAACGGTAATTATATCTATCGTTACGGTGACAGAAAAGCTACGTTTGAAAGAAAAGCCAGACTTAGAGAATTGTTTGAAGTCGTTCGTTCTTTTGCTCAGGTTCCGGAAGTTGAAGAACGTATTGATTGGCTTGAATGTTTCAAGTTTGCACTGGAACAGTACGGAATAGAGAATGCAAATAACTTTTTGCTGGAAGATAAACAGGGTGTGTAGGCACTCTGTTTGAAATAAAATAGAATGTAGTGTGGGCAAAGCGTAAGCGTGCCCACCTTTTATAATCGACTGGATTGTTTCGCTTTGCTCACAATGATAGTGGAAATTTATACAATGCCTAAATGTCTGCGTGCGCAGCACCTCACAATGAAGTAACGACTATTTTTAAAAATTGTCAGGCACTGCCTGACATTAAAATTATTGTCAAGCAATGCTTGACCTACATTCTAAATATTAGAGCATCTTAATGCACCCTACAAACTTGTTATGTAAAGAAAAATATTAAATAAATAATGAATATAGAAAATAATATTATTGGAATAAAGTTTAATATAATTCCTAAACAAATAATTAAATTTATTATTTTATATTTTGAATTTATCATATATCTTTTGTTGCAGATGCCAAAAAGGCTGAATATAGCAGCTAATATAAGGTGCAGTATATAGAACAAAAATTCTTGTACAAAAGCCATTATTGAATAAAATTCGTCTTTATTTTCCACAAAATCTAATCTGCAAGAATCCGGTATGTATATAAATGTAAAAAATAGCCATATGGGAAATGTAATATATCCCATAATTGATAGTAATTTTGTAAAAACAGAATGATAATTAATCCTCATTCTGCAACCTTACCATAAATAAGAAAGGAAATATATAATGAACAAGAAATACAATTATGATTTAAAAAATATCAATGATTTATAAAAATTAATAGAGTGTAGTAAAGTTTAAATTTAATCAATAAAAAAGGTTTTATCAATAAATATCGTTAATTTATAAAGAATAATGTATGTGGTTGGTATTGCAAATAAGCTTATTCCGAATAATATATTTGCTAATTTTTGATTACCATATATTTGATTAAATTTTGTTATTTTGTTTAATTTTCTCAAAACAATTTCTGTCAGAAAACAAAGCAATAGGCAAATAATAAAATAAAAATAGTAAATAAAATAATTAATATAAAATTTTATAACAAAATATTTATCAAAAAAATTAAAAAAATCACAAATTTTGTGTGATAAGGTTAATAAAAAAAACAAAATATATACAAAATCTGCAATCCATATTGAATATGCAAGTATATTCAAAGTGTAAAATTTTGAAAAATTATAAATATTCATAAAAAAATATTACAAAAAAAGGAAAGGGAAAACAATATGAATAAAAAACGTGATTTTTTGTACAATTTGGAACATAAAAAATAGGATATACTTTAGTCTACGTTTCTTAAAATTTGAAATAAAGTTAAAAATTTAGTAAAATATTTTTATGAAGAAAATATATTTATTATTTTTAATATTATTTTTTTGCATTGTGGTTGTAACATATTCATCCAACAAACCTTTGACATATACAGACAGAACTGTAGAGTACAATTTTTCAAAGCAATCTCAGTTTGTTCCAAGTATAATTTTGTATAAATATGTATTAAAAGATTTGAACAAAACACCAAAAGAGATAAAAGAATTTGCAAATATTACACCAAAGTCCGTCAAAGCTTTTGCCTATGACTTGAATGATGACGGTAAAAAAGAAATTATTGGTGTTGTGTATTCGTCCTACTATTGGGGGACAGAAGGATATTCTCTGTTAATACTAGAAAAAGAGAAAGATAATTATAAAAATATTACGTATTTATTAAATTTTGAACCGTTAAAAAAGTTTTGTATTTTAAATAGTAAAACATTAGGTTACAAAGATATAAAGTTTTACGGTTCAAGTGCAAATGATTTTAAATCACTGATAGCAAAGTTTAATCAAGATAGATATACAAATATTGGGCAAATTGAAATGTTGAAAGAACAAATAGAAAAATAATCGTTCTTAATTGTTCTAAAAAATATTTTATAAGGTATTATTGATACCTTATTTTTTGATGTGAATAAAAAGGAGAAAGAACATGAAAAAGTCTACCTTTCTATATATTTAAAATAGTTTCAAATAAAAGAAATTGAATAAAAAATAGCAAATGCAATCAAATTATATAACGCAAAATAAAAACCACTGTAAAATATAATACGATATATTTTAGTATTTTTTAAATTAATATTTATAAAAAATTTTTGTGTCTTTTTGTAATTAAATATTTCAAATATTGTACACAATAAAAATACAAAGCAAGCAGATAAAAATATATAATAACTGCTTGCCAAAAGCTTATAAATATAAAATATAAAATTCGGAATTATATCTAAAAAAAATACTGTAAAGACAAATATTATAAATAATATTTCTAAAATACTACATAAGGACACGATATTAGGAAATAACAATTTATAAATTTTCATTTAATTTTTATAACAGAAAGGAAACAAATATGTCAAACAAAAAAATTAATTTAGAGAAATTGTTTAGTGATAAAATTGTGAGCGATGTTACCAAATATCAAGAAAAATATGGCTTTGACATGGGCACAAATAAAAATTCAACTTGGAATAATACTGCTGATGCATTTAAACATGCATATATGCAAGCCCAATTATCTCTTTTAGGAGGTAAACATTTTGCAAAGTTTTTAGGAGACCGTCATGAAGAACAAGGTAATAAAAGAGGTCAACCAGCAAGTGAAAATAATATGGATAGATGGAATAATCAACAAGGGCGGGAAATCGCTAGGGAAATTATCCAAGAGTATGGAATAGGAGCAGTAATACCATTTAATCAAAGAGTTAGTGATATTATAGCTGATAAAATTAATCAGAGAATAAATGAAGGGAAACTAATAACTAATCCAAATGACACTCGAAGATACGAAGATTTGGTAAAAGGTAATCCGACCGGTGGTGCATCACCAATAGAAGAACGACCATTTACCCGTCAAGAGATTGGCAGGATGACACCGGAAGAATTTCAAGCTAATGAGTCTATAATTATGGAACAATTGGAAAAAGGTAGAATTTTGGATGAAAAAGTGGATTATGATATACAATTTCCGGACGGATGCTACTACACAAGAGAAGATATTGCTCGAATGTCCGCAAAAGAATACCAAAAACACGAAAAAGATATATTAAAACAAATGGAAAAACAAGGTATTCCAAGTGAAAAAGATTTGCCCAAAGGTGAAAAATCAGGTTATTCAAAATCTCAATCGTCGAACAACAGTTCATCAGGCGGAAGTTCAACGGATGGAGGTTCTTCGGATGGTCATTGGGTAACAATTAACGGAAATCATGTGTTGATAGAAGATTAGGAATAAATTTTTAAGGCAAAATAATGTATAAATTACTGAAATCTCAGCGGGAGTTTTTGGAAATTCCGCACGATTACAATTTAGATGTCGCCGTTTATCAGGGCGGATACGGATCCGGAAAAACTTTTTCCGGATCTTTATTGGGAATTTTGTTGGCGCATAAGTTTCCTGGAATTAGGGGGCTTGTTGGTGCTCAGACATATTCACTCGTTAGAGATACGACACTAAAAACTTATTTTGAACATCTTGATAATTTTGGATTTGTTGAAGGAAAAGACTATAATTGGTATTCTTCCATGCAAACTCTTACATTTCCTAATGGTTCGGAAATCCTTTTCAGGCATTTTGATGAACCTAACAAATTAAAATCTTTGAATTTGGGCTTTGTGGAAATTGAAGAAATGTCCGATATTCCTTATGATACTTTCAAAATGCTTTTGAGTCGTATGCGTCAAAAACCCTCTGAAGATTGGAAGGGCTTTAGATATCGTATTTTCGGACATACAAATCCTGAGATGAATAGAGGCTGGGTATATAAAACTTTTAAAGAAAATCCGGCGCCGAATTACAGAATGATTTCTGCGCCTACTACTCAAAATATTTATTTACCGGAAAATTATTGTGAAGAATTAAAAAAATTATATGATGAAGAATATTATAAAATATTTGTTCTTGCTCAAGACGGAGAGTATAATAAAGGACTTGTAGTAAAAGATTTTACTGACAAAAATATACGTGATATTCCGTATTGCGAAGATATGGATATGCATATATCTTGTGATTTCAATGTAGATCCAATGTGTTGGCTTTTAGCTCACAAAACTGACGAAAAAGTTTTTTATTTTGATGAAATTGCGATGGAAAATACTACAACATCAAAGGCTTGTGAAGAAGTTTGCAGGCGTTACCCAAATCATAAAGGGAAAATTATCGTAAACGGAGATGCCTCAGGTGACAACAGAAGCTGTACAAGTGAATATACAAATTATGTAATTATAAAAAAGAAACTTCAACAATTTGGTTATGATGCAGATATAAGGATAAAAGCCTTTAATCCTCCGATAAAAAACAGGATAATGGCATTTAATTCAAAGGTAAAATCTGCAAACGGTGAGATATGTCTTTTTGTGGATAAAAAATGCGAAAAACTTTTATATAATATCTATAATTTACGCTATATAGAAGGTTCTTCAAAAATATATATCCCGACATATCAGCAGATAAAGCAATCTAAGGAATTGAAATTTTTATCGCACCCTTTTGATGCTGCATCGTATCTTGTTGATTTTTATTGGCCCATAGGGTTATAATGCAACAAAATTATAATTTTGTTGCAAAAAGTGAAAAGTGAGAAGTTAAAAGACTATATCGATGAGCTATGCTCACGAAAAATATTATAATCACTACTTAGCGAAACAATAACAAGGCTCGTACTGTTTGAGCGGTAAAAAGATTCTGAAACAAGTTCAGAATGACGGTTACATAGCGAGTTTACGAGCCATAGGTTGAGCTTAGTAGTGATTAAACGGTTATGGCGCCGTTTCTCTTTCTTTGCTTAATTTCTTTCTCTTTGCGTCGCCCAAAAATCAAAGAGAAAGAAATTAAGTGCGGGGTATAAGGGGGCGCATAGCTCCCTTATTATAAAAGCAGAGGTGCAGGGACGTCATAAGCCCCGCAAAGTATTTATGCAACAAAATTATAAAAAAGGAGTAAAAATGCACGAATTTATAGAATATTCCCCAATAATTATTGTAGTTTTAATGTTTTTTGTCCAACAAAAAATTTTTGTTACACCGGAACAGTTAGAAAAAAAGCACAGAGAAATATTAGATGAAATGGAAGAAAAATTTGTGAGTGTTATAAGTTTTAAGGATTTGAAAGACCAGTTTTCCGAAGTGAAAGAAAAAATTGATAAAATGTATGATCTGCTGATTGATTTAAAGTGA